TCCTGCCGATCTAACGCGCTACATGATTCTTGACCCTGCTGGGCGTAAGAACTGGTTCATGTGCTGGATTGGGGTAGATGCCAATGAAACCTACTACGTCTATCGTGAATGGCCCGACGTTAATGTAGGCGATTGGGCCAAGTGGCATGGCGGCAAGTGGATTGGCGGCGAAGGCAGCAAAGGGCTGGGCTACGGCATCAAGGACTACGTTGATTTGATTGTCGGCCTAGAGGAAGACAACAGCGAGGAAATCTTAGACAGGCTCATTGACCCACGCCTAGGCGCAGCCAAGTACCAGTCGCAGAATGGGGCGAGCTCCATCATCGAGGACTTGGCAGACAACGGGCTTACGTTCAATCCAGCTCCCGGCCTAGACATCGAGGATGGCATTCAGGCCATTCAAACCAAGATGGCTTACAATCGTAAGGCCAAGATTGATGGCATCAACCATCCACGGTTCTACGTCTCGGATAGGTGCGAGAACATCATCACAGCTTTACAGGAATACACAGGCGACGGCGGAAGCGACGAAGCATGGAAAGACCCTGTGGACGTAATACGCTATGCTTGCATCGACGGCATACGTTGGGTGGACAAGACGATACAACAATCAAAACGAAAGGGCGGATACTAATGGCTAAAGTAAAAATCATCGCGCTGGCTGATGAGCTGGGCAAGACAGTCAACGAGTTGCTTAAAATCAAGTCGTCTAAATTAACGGAGGGCTTGCACTACTCTGGTTATGGCAAGAACACCTATCTCACTGAGGAAGGAGTGGAGCTCATCAAGCTGTCGTTTGACGTTCCTCTTGCTGTTCCAGACAAGATTAGGGCGTTAGTTCTTATGGAAGCTCGTAACCCGCGCTGGGTTTACGCCAAGCTTGAAGGGCATCAGGGCAAGGTGCCCGTTGCAATCCCTCGCAAGCTCCGTGGTAAACTGTTGGGCAAACGCATCAATGTTGACGCAATTACAGACGCATCCGGTGGAACTACCTATCGCCATGAAATGCTTGGAGTCTGATATTACATTAGACCCCAAGTGGCAGGACGAACAGGTAGATCGTCTTCTGGGTTTTGAAATTCTGCAACGAATGCTTCACGCTGAGTACCAACCAATTGAAGCGGCTGTCCTAGCCGACAAAGTTGCCATTGATAAAGGCGCAGCCTATCGCATCATTCGCTCTATCGAGCAAAATCTAAATGGAAACTGATAATCAAGAAGCACTTATTTACGTTCAGGATTCGCCAAATGTATTGGCGCTTCGTGATGCGTATGAACGGACAACCACCGACCTCAACTTCTACTTCAATCAATGCGCTGATGCGTATGATAATCGTCGTAACTTGTGGTCTGGGAAGTCTGACGACTTACGCAAGAACGGCAGTGATGCCTTCCCGTGGAAAGGTGCTTCCGATCAGGAGGCCCATGTAATTGACGAACGCATCAATCGGTATGTGGCGATGTTCATCTCTTCGCTCAATCGCGCCAATATCCGTGCCTACCCCGTAGAATCGGGCGACATTGGCCGGGCTCGCGTCACTAGCGCATTCCTCAAGTGGATGGTGGCTAGTTACATTCCTCAGTTCAAGCGCCAGATGGAGCTGGGTGCCAACTACCTCCTTGAGCGCGGCATAATGATTACCTATGTCGGCTGGCAGAAGGAAGACCGCATCTTCAAACAGAAGCTCACCCTTGAGCAACTCCAGCAGGTTAGTCCTGACTTGGTAAAAGCCATCCTTGAAAAACAATCTGACAGTCAACTTGTTGAACTCCTCAAGGGTCAGTTCAATGGCATGACCGATCAGAAGGCCAAACGCGCCTTGAATGACCTACGCAAGACGGGAACCGCTGAGTTCCCCATCATTCGCCGTAGCGTTGATTGCCCGCTGGTTCAATGTATTGCTCCAGACGGCGACGTTCTGTTCCCCGCCTACACCACAGACCCACAGAAGGTGCCCTATTGCTTCTGGCGCGTGTTAATGAGCGCCCAACAGCTCAAGAACAAGGTTGCCACCGAAGGTTGGAATGAGAGCTGGGTTGATTATGTCATTGAAAATTGCGGCGAAGAAGGCGACCCGATTAACAACAACAGCAACAACACCAACTTCACCTACAAATCCACGACGTATGACGCAAGTGAGCTCTTTGAAGTGATTTATGGCTACCAGCGTCTTGTCGATGAAGACAACGCTGAAGGCATCTACTGCACAGTTTTCCACAAAGATGTCATCAGCAAGCCTGATGTCGAGGACTACGCCAAGCATGAGTTGCTTAACGGCTACGAAGACTACCCGTTTGTCGTAACCAAGATTAGCGAAGACAACAAACGTCTCTACGACCTCCAGAGTTTTGCTGATTTGCTCAAGGGCATTCAGTGGCAGACCAAAGTGGAGCGCGATAGCCGTACAGACCGTAACTCTCTTGCCACCCTTCCTTGGATTGAGCACCCAATGGGCTTCCCTCCCAGCGATATTCGCCCCGGTGGCCTACTGCCCTATCGTCGCCAAGGGGAGATTCGTTACGGCCCAACGCCACAATACAACCCCGGCTCTGTGGAGATGGAAAACACTCTCCTCACCCAAGCAGACAAGCTCATTGGCTTGGATGTTGGCAATCCTTTGGCCACAATCCAACAGCAATACTTCGTTGATAAGTTTTTGACGCACGTTAAGGACGTGCTTCGCTTGTCCTACAAGTGCTATCAGCGTTTTGGCCCCGACCAAGTGTTCTTCCGTGTTACAGGCGTGTCCGACCCACAGAAGTTCAGCAAGGGCGACCCCAACGAAAACTTCGACATCATCATCAACTACGATGTTCTGCACAACGACCCCGACAATGTGGAAACACAGCTCGGACAGTTTGTTCAACTGATGCAGCTTGATCGTAATGGGCGCATTGACGTTGATGCGTTGCTTGAAATTAGCGGCGCTGCCATCAATCCCGTCATTGCTGACGCTATCCTGCGTCCACGCGAGCAAGCCCAAGAGCAAATCGTCAAGATGGTCACAGATGACTTGTCTAAGATTTATGCTGGCATTGAAGTGGGCGCTCGTCCTAACGGCGCTCAAGTCGCTATGCAAGTCTTGCAGCAGTATGCCCAGCAGCCTGACGTTATGCAGCGTTTACAACAGGACAAAGCATTCGCGGCTCGCTTCCAGAAGTACGCGCAGCAATACCAGTTCCAGATGCAGCAAGCCCAGAACGCGCAAATTGGTCGTATTGGTACGGCTCCTGCCGAAATGGGTGGTATGCAAACCCAGAGTATGCAACAAGCCCCTGCGGGCATGGCTCCCGGTTCACAACAACAGTAATTCATGGACACTAAGAAACTAGAACAGCTCTCACACAACGAAACTTTTGTTGATTTTCTTGAAGAGATTCACGGCACCCGTGAGTCTCTCATTCAGCAATTGCACGATGTGAGTGCTGATCGTATTCAGCAGATTAGTGGGCGCATTCTTCAATGCGACGAAATCCTCGTAGCTGGTGGATTCAATCAAATCCAGCTTCGACGGATGGGACGGTAGTGGAGCCCCCGATAGGGATTGAACCTACGACAGCCAGTTTACAAAACTGGTGCTCTACCACTGAGCTACAAGGGCACTAAGACATTTTTGCGTCTGGTCATAAAATAGCAAGGAAAATCTTTGCTATGATGGCCCTACGCAATCGCTGTGGCGTAAAGTCAGCGGAACACAATAATATGTCTAATGTCGCACCGTCCGCCGCTGGGGACGCTAAACCCACAGTGAACAATGAACAGTCTAATATCACGACGAGTCAGTATGCTATTCGTCGTTTGGGTGAGCTTCGCGCCAAACCCTCTGCTCCTGTAACACAGAAGCAAGAGATTGACGAAGAGCCCACACCGAAGGCCGAGCCAGAGGACAAGGAAGATTTTGAATCGCCAGACTCACAGGAAGGTGGCGAACCTCAGAATACGACCGATGCCAAAGGCAAGGAAGTTCTTTCACAACTTGACCTAACGGAACTGTCAGATGATGACATTGCCGAGCTTGCTCAAAAAGGTAAATCGGGTCTGCTTAAGCGCATTGCTGAACTCACAGCCAAACGAAAAATGGCTGAAGAGCGCATGGCGCAAATGGAGTCTTATATCCAGCAGCAAACCAGTAAAACCGCCCTTGAGCCAAAGGTAGAGAACAACCCCTACGAACACATCAAGACCGCCGACGAACTCAGTAAACAATCTGAGCAAGTTAACGAAGTGATTGAGTGGGCTGAGGATGTTCTTGATAAAGCTGAGACTCTTGGATATGAGGACATTGCCGCCACAGTGGATGGCAAAGAACTCACCAAGGCTGAGGTAAAAGATCATTTGCGTCGTGCTCGTAAAGCGCGAGACAAGTATCTTCCCGCCCAGCAAAAAGAGTTGAATGCTAAGGAACAGCGCAAGTCGCTACGTTCCGCCTTTGAAAACCAAGCTACAAAAGAGTTGGATTGGCTGTCTTCGCAAGAAGACAACGATGTTCGTCGCCAATACCAAGCAATGATGAGCGACCCACGCCTTAAGAATATTGAGGATGTGATGCCAGAAATTGCTCCGCAACTCCCATACCTGTTGGCACACGCTGCTAACTCGCTGTATGGCCGCAAGCTCATCAACCTCGATAAGCCGAGTCACAAGGTCAATCCGCCCGGTAGTCCAGAGTCGTCTGCCGCTCTCAATGAGCGTCCTGCGGCAAAGGGCGAAAAGGCTGTGAAGGATGCCAGAACGCGCCTTATGGACTCAGGAAGCATTAGCGACTTTGTTGCCTTCCGCACCCTCCAAAAAACCAAACGTAAGTAAACTTTTAATACCATGTCTTTTTCAGGCACATTTGATACAACTAATCCCGGCTCCGCCGTTTCTAACCGCGAAGACCTCACAGACGTTCTGACGATTCTCGCTCCCGAGGAAACACCCGTCCTTTCGTCTGCCGCTAAATCCAAGGCTTCCGCCACCTACGTTGAGTGGACTGTGGACAGCCTTTCGAGCCCCGTCACAACGGGCGTTTCCGAAGGTGCTGACGTCACTTCGTTCACCGACAAATTCTCTAACCGCGCTCGCCTCGGTAACTATATCCAAAAGTTCCGTCGTGATTACATGGTTAGCGATTTGCAAAACGCTGTTGACAGCGTTGGCCCAGCGAAGATTGCCCAAGCCGAAGCGAAAGCTGTCCGCGAAATCAAACGCGACATCGAAGCTACCCTCTGCTCCAATAACGACCGTTCTGCTGAAGACGGCGCTGGTACGCCTTACGGCCTTCGTGGTCTTGGCGACTGGATTGATAGCGCGGGCCCAGCCGACGTTCCCTCGTCCTATCGCACCCCTGCTGGTTCGATTCAAGGCTCTGGCACGACCTTCACAGAAACCGTGTTCAACAACCTCATCACCAGCATCTTCCGCGTTACTGGCATGAGCAATGGTTTGACGCTTGTTGCTGACACCGCGCTCCGTCGCGTCATCAGCGACTTCGCTCGTACCTCCGGTAGCTCTGACTACTCGGTTCGTAAAGTGATGTACAGCGGTGGCGAAGCCTCCATCAAGCTCTCCGTTGAGCTCTATGAGAGCGACCACGGCATTGTGTCCATCGTGAACATGAACCCTGACTGCGCTCCTGACACGACCAACAAAGACACTGGCTACTTGGTTAACCCCGAGTACTACGGTGTTGCTGAACTCATCCCAACTGGCTCGACCCGTCTCCCCAATCTCGGTGGTGGCGAGCGTGGCTACGTTGACTGCGCTCTTACTCTTATCGTGAAACACCCCGGTGCTCACGGCAAGATTACGGCCCTCACATAATCCCAAGAAAGGAATAATAATATGCCTAAACTCACTGTTAACGAAGGCGCGTTCGGTATGTCCGACGAGCTCATTATTGACTTCGCAGCCTTCTCGGTTGCTAATGCTGGCGTTTTGGCTGATAACGCGACCAAGACATTCACATACGTCATCCCTGCTGGGACGATGGTTACGGATGTCTCGGCCTACCTGATGACTGCGTTCGACGACAGCGGCGGCGGCGATGAGCTGAACGTCATTGTTGGCGACGGCACGGATGATGATGGCTTTCTGACAACTGCGGCCCTGCACGTTGACCAGACAGAAATCACCTTTGTTGCTGACACGGGTGCTTACATCGACAATGAAAACGGCAAGGTTTATACCGTGGCCGACACCATTGATCTGAAGTTCATTCCCAACGTCTCGACTGGTACAGACTACTCGTTGAACGAACTGACCGCTGGTCAAGTTAAGTTCAAGTTCCGTCTGGTTAGCCTCGTCTAAGCTAGGCTTAGTTCGTGTTAAAATTGGCCACCTCTTAATTGGGGTGGCCTTTTTGTTTTGCATGAACATCATCCATAAATCACATACCTACTCCAAAGAAGAAATTGATAACGAGCTTCTCAATCTCGTTAAAGAAAGTCTTGTTGAGGAAAAGGCCACAGAGTTTGAGCGCACCAATGTAGCTCGCGCACAAGCCTCTGTGATGAAGAATCACAAGAGCATTCCCGGATTGGGGAAGTGCGTGGGCGTTATGCCCGGACGCGAGTATTTCCGATTGGTTAAGAAGTATGGCTATGAAACGGTTCACAGCAAAGACTTCCTTCGATTCTTCAACCGGAAGATGCCAGAACTCTCCCCTAACAAGGTATAATGCAAAACAAATCATACTCTGACCTGCTGACTCTTGTTCAAGCTCTATCGGGCGTTGATGCGTTCACTACGCTTGAACAGTCCAAGGTGCTGTCGATGGCCAATCGTCGTTTGTACGAAGCCTATGATTTTAGCCCCACTTGGCCACGCTACATCGTAGGGGCTCAGGTTAGGCCAGCCGTCAACAACGTCATTTCCCGCGAGTATGACAATGTTGCTGGCATTCGCGCTTCCTCGTCCGCTAGCCGAATGGCAACAACGGTTACGATTGTCTGCACAGCCGCAGTGACGTTTGCCTCTGGCATGAGCGTTACGATTAGCGGCCTTAGCGGTACAGTGACTCCCAACGGCACCTTTACGGTTACAGGCATTGAGACAACGAACGTGGAGAATGACACGTTCACTTACAGCCTTAGCTCTGGCGCAGGTTCCGAGACTTACAGCGGCACCGCTACCGTGTCTCCCGTTGCCATTGCCGACATTTCTGACTTCAACCGTATCTGGAACGCCAATCCGTTTAGCACTAACGGATTTTGCGAGTATGAGTTCTTTGTTGATAGCGATGGTGCGACGGTTATTAACAACGCCACAGGCAACTCTGGTTTCTGGGTTGGTTACAAAAAGCAATGGCCCGGCCCCTATACGGCCATTTCAACGGACATTCCCTTGGAGTTCTTCTATTACGCTGCCCATGCCACCTATGCCGACTTCTTGCGTATGGATGGTCAGGTTGACAAAGCCATTGCTGAAGAGCAAATTGCCATGAACTATCTCATGCTAGAGTTAAGCAAAGCTCAAAATCAGCGCAATAACAATGCTTTGTTTCGCCGCATTTCTACCTACGTTTCAACACAATCCCGTCAATGAATAACTCCCTCGTTGTTAATCTCTATCCTACGCCAACTGGTGAAACGGACGAACGCCTTGCGGTTAGCACGGCGGTAGTTAGTCTCACGAATGCTTGGTCGTCTGCCAAAACCAAGTATGTCCTCATTGATATTCAGGGCGACGATGTGATGGTGACGTTTGATGGTAGCAATCCTAGCTCCACCAACGGCCATCTGTTTAAGAAACTTACCCCTCCGTTCTTCTGGAACAAGAACACGGCTATGGCCGCTAAGTTCATTCGTGCCAACGCTACGGATGCTTCGGTTCAGGCAACTCCATTCACTGTCTAATTATGTCAAACTCACGCATAGTTAATGGCCCAATGCAGGTGCTTCCGGTTAGCGGAACATCCATGCGTACCCTCTCGGTTGGTGCTACGGCCTCCAACTTCATTGTCGCAGCCCTCAATCCCAACACCAGCCACATCTACTGGACGTTGGAAGGCGCTGACATTCGACTCACTATTGATGGCTCTACCCCCACAACCACCGCTGGGCACATCTTTAAGGATGGCAATAGCGGCATCTGGAGCGCGGGCTGGGCAAAGAACGCCAAAGTCATTGCGGTTAGCGGTACTGGCGTATTCACGATTAGCGAACTCAACTACATTTAACCATGTCCGGCATTTTTGACCAAATCATCAACTATTCTCCCCCGCTGATTGTTAGCGGAACGGTCAATTATAAGGGAACATGGGATGCTTCCGCTAATAACCCAACGCTGAATAGCTCTCCTGCGGCTTCGACCAAGGGCGACTATTACGTTGTCAGCACGGCTGGCACGCAGTTTGGCATCACGTTTGCCATCGGCGACTGGATTATCAGCAATGGTACGGCATGGGAGAAGGTTGATTTGACAGACGCTGTTTCTAGCGTGTTTGGACGCACGGGAGCCGTTGTTGGGGTGAGCACGGACTATTCCGCTGTTGGCCTTACAAACACGGCTATTGGAGCTTCAAACCCATCTACGGGTGCCTTCACTACGATTACGGCAAGCAGCACCATTGCGGCTACTGGAGCAGTGACGGGTAGCAATCTTAGCGGAACAAACACGGGCGATCAAACTACCATCACAGGTAATGCTGGTACGGCTACGGCACTTCAGACAGCTCGCACCATTGGTGGCTCCAGCTTTGACGGTACAGCCAATGTCACTTCATTCCCGGTGCCCGGTGCAATAGGCGTCACAACACCAGCAGCAGCTAACTTTACGTCCATTGGTGTAACGACTCAGGGCACAGGCGCGTTTACGACGTTGAGTGCCACGACAAGCGCATTGGTCAATCGTAGTGGCGTAGCTGCTCCGACTCCCGTTGTTACAAACGCCCTTCAGCTTGTTGGAAATACTTCCGAATCGACTAACCTAGAAATCGACACGTTTGCAGCTACTCCTTTTATTTATGGTGTCCGCGCACAGGGCACGGCGGCAAGCCCAGCGGCTACGGCTTCGGGTAATAACCTCTTAGCAATCGAAGGGAAAGGCTATCAGACGGTAAATCTATCCAATGTTTCCGGAGCGCGAATCCTGTTTCAAGCAACAGAGAATTACACAAATATCGCATCCGGCGGAAAGCTACTATTACAGGTAGTAGCCAACGGGACAACCTCTCTGACTACGGTTGCCGACATCTCCTCCACCGGACTCGCTGTTACCGGCTCCCTGACAACCTCCAGCACGACGCTGCACACGTCCTCCGTCTCGTTGACGAACGGCGCGGCTGCCGCTTTGGGCACGCTTACAAACGCGCCAACTGCGGGCAACCCAACCAAATGGATTCCAATTGTGGACAACGGAACGACTCGCTATATCCCTTGCTGGTAACATGACAACCGAACAAGCCCTCAACAACCTATACGCCGCCGCCCGCCTCGCTCCTCTGCCAGCCGAGCAACACGAAATCATCCGCAAATCTGCGGAAGTGCTCGTTGAAGCTCTTAAGCCCAAAGAAGAGAAGAAAGCTGAATAACATGGCTGGCACCTCAGACGTTAATTGGCGTTCTTACGTTGGCCCACAGGACAACGATAGGCTGGTTACGTCTGAGGATTGGCAAGCACCAAGCGACCCTAAGCAATGGGACGACTTGTTCAAATGTTCAGATGTGAAAAACCTCTCGGCTCGCGGATTAACCATACCTGCCAGCCGTGAGGACTCGATTGATTGCGTGCGTGGTAGTGACTATGCCTTCCTTTCCTGCACCATTCAAGGCTCGGTGACGGTGAAGGGAGCCATTGACGGATTTGAACTTCACAACTGCGTTGTAAGCGGCACCGTCGAGTTGGGGCAGTACGACAACTATTGGAAGTTTGGCAGAGCACCGACCAAGAACGTGCTGTTGCATACCTGCTGTTCGCCAGACGGTAAGCCCATTCGCGTCAAGTTGTGGGATGCAGAGGCACCGTATGCGGTGAATACCAATGTGCAGATCATACGCATCCCAAAGTGGATTTGGCTTCCCTATTTCTTGTTCCGCCGTCTCACCAACCCTAAAGCCGTGTAAGTTATGCTCGATCTTCTAACAAATGTTCTTGGTGGTGGTACTCTCGGTGTCTTGCTCCGCATCGGCAACGGCTGTTTCGACAACTACAAAGCCGCCCAAGAGCACAAGCGCGAGCTTGAGAAGGCTAAGGCTATGGCTGACATTGCCAGCGATAAGGCTAAGTGGGATGCTTTTACGGCTAGTCAGCAAGCGGCCACGCCTCCCGATAACATCTCTCCGTGGGCTGCGAACACCATCACGCTGTTCCGGCCAACCATCACTCTGTTGCTCCTCATTCTTGTAACCATCGTATTCTTTGGCGTGTGCCAAGAAGAACAGGCCGAGATGATTGATGAGATACAATTCTGCGCGTTCAACTGCATTGGTTGGTGGTTTGGCGACAGAATGACCCGCAAATCCAAATGAACTCGCAAGAGAAAGACATCCTAGTGGCGGCTATCCCTACCACAGCTTCGTTCACTTTGAGCCAAATTAACAGCTTGGTCGGCATCATTGGCGGTCTTATTGGTATTGCCTATCTTATTTGGAAGTGGCGCAAAGAAGCCAATAGGCCATAGAACCCCCTTTCCTTGCGATTTAAGGCCATTTGACGTATGAACCCACGCAATCTACCCTGTAACAGCCCAAGACGCGATATAAGCGGAGGAAAGAAGAGTGTTGTCCGCGCCTGTGCCGATGGTAAGTCTAGGGTGATACGTTTTGGTGACGCCAACATGACGATAAAGAAGAGCCAACCCGCACGGAAAAAGTCCTATTGTGCTCGTTCTGGCGGCATCAAAGGCACGTCCAACAAGCTGTCGGCTAACTACTGGAGCCGCAAGGCTTGGTCGTGTTAATATTTACCCATGAGCATGAAAAACGAAAAGTATAAGTCGCGCAAGCAAATGATGAAGCACGAAAAGGCTGAAGGCAAACGCGAGCGCAAAATGGAATACGGCGACAAGAAGATGGGCTACGGTAAGCGTAAGGCTTGCTAATTATGCCGCTTACCAAAAAAGGTAAGAAGATAAAGAAGGCCATGCTTGAGGAGTATGGCAAGAAACGGGGCGAAGCCGTGTTCTACGCATCCCGTAATAAGGGCACAATTAAGGGCGTGGACTACAAGCGGCGCAAGGTATAATGGGCCAATGGCTCGTTATAATAGCTTCGGCGAAAAAGATAGTCAATTCAATGATGAGGTTGATATTGGGTTTTCCCGTATCAATGCTCGCCTACGCCCCGATCAGCTAAAGACTGGCGAGCTAGCTGTGTCCATCAATGGACGCATGGACATTGATGGCGCTTGGCAACCACGCAAAGGAGCCAATGCTTTTGGCCCAGAACTGGGTAATAGCGGCGAAGCCCTTGTTGTCCCGTTTTACATCTGGACTAACCGCACCATTAGCAGCGCAACGCGCAGCACAACGACGGTAACTATCACTACGTCCGTCAACCACGGCTTTACGACTAACACGCTAGTTGGCATCTATGGACTTACGGGCACCGTCAACCCCAATGGCAATCGCACCATCACTGTCACTGCTTCCAACAGCTTCACGTTCACCATTGCAAACGCAACCGGAAGTGAGACATACACTATTGGCGGCACCAACTACGCCGGGGCTCCCTTCATTAGCAGCAACATCAACAATGCCTATGGCTCCTGCTTGTTCTCTGACCCCTCCGATGACAATGACGAGTATTTCATCATTGCCCTAAATTCTAAGGCCATTGCCGTCAATTGCGCTACGGGAGTTTCCACCAACATCACCTATCCCACTGGCATTACGGTTACGGATGATGTCGAGATGATTCAGGCTTTCAACAAGGTGTTCATCTTCCGCGATGGGCTTACAGCTCTTTCTTGGAATGGTAGCTTCACCGGAACCCCAGCTTTTACCAAGGTGGCAAATGGCACCTATGCTGCTACCACCTACTTTGATGCCGTAAACAACACATCTAGCACGGACGGAATAACCACCGTAAGTGCTACTGCTCATGGCCTTTCCGTTGGCACTCAAATTTACGTCATCGACAATAAGAACACGGATTTGATTGAGGGCGGGAATGGCTACACCATTGCTACGGTTCCAACGGCCAATAGCTTTACATTCTATTCTGCTGTAAAAGACCACGCGAGCGACTCTTGCGTGCTTTCTGTGGCTCAATCTCAGGGCATTGGCTTTGTTCATATGCCCGCGCCCCCGTGGGGAGTCTATCACCAACGCCGCATCATCTGCCCCTACTACTACACCTCTACGGGCACATCTGGTAGTGAAACAATCACTAGCCGAAACGTGCGAGATGAACTAATCTTCTCGGATGTTTTCGATTCAGATACTTATGACCACATTCAAAATCAGTTCAAAGTTACTGCGGGCATTGCGGACTATCTCCAGTATGTCCACCCCTTCACGGACGACAATGCTGTGGTGCTCAATCGCAATAGCATTCATTTGCTTAGCGGGCTATCCGGTAGCCTGACGGACATTACGCTTAAAGAAATTACACGCGAAGCCGGGCTTGTGGCCCGTCGTTCCGTTGTAACCATTGCCAATCAAATTTTCTTCCTTTCAGACAACGGTGTTTACGCAACAGCCTTCGGCGACCTTTATAATCTTC